TTAAGAAATTAGTGGATAAGTGTAACCAATTGGTCGTCGGTTCGAATCCGACCCCGGGAGCCAAGAGAGACGAAGCGACGCGAGAACGTCGCTTTTTCTATAATCTAAGCCGAATTTTTCCGGTTCTAACCTTGTTAATTTAGCGTTGTAAATTTCGGCGTTGTCATAGATAGGCAAAAGCCATTTATGTAAGTAAATATGGACTTTTTTGTCCTTTATTTCTCGGTTCGAACCTAAGTCGGCCAGTATCTCTTTTTTTGTTGTTTTGTCGCCCTCGACAAACTTCTTTTTGCCATAAGTAGCAAAAATGAATTTTTCTTTTGTTAGCTCTATCAAATCGTTTTCCGTTTCTTTTTTATTATCAATTTTTTGTAATTTTTCCAGCTCTTTTTTAAGAGTAATTTTTTCTTTCAAATATTCCTCGTCGTCAATCAAGTTCTTCGCTCTCATCATAGTTAAGCTGGATAATTGAGCCTCTAATTCCTTTGCTCTATTATCCTTGTTTGCCTTTATTTCTTTGTTTTGAGCCTGTGCTTGTCCTTTTTGGGTATCTAAATAGTCCAAAGCCCATTCAAGAAATAGAGGGTTGATTTCGAGCTTGTGGAGCCTTCCGACGACTTCATCCGTTATGTCATTTTCTTCAACTGAACCTTGTCGGCAATTCGCTTCTTTTTTCTTGTGGGTGCAATGATAATAATCATAGCCTTTGACTTCTTTTTTAGCTTTTAAATATTTTGTTTTATGTTCGGCGGTTATTCCGCAACCGCAAACAGCACACTTGAACATACCGGAATAAGCGAAGTTGTGCTTTTGTGGTCGCCGTTTACAGCCCCTTAACCCGAGTATTTCTTGAATACGGTTAAATTCGTCCAAGGTGATCAAAGGCTTATGTCTGCCTTTACTTTCCTTGCCGTTGTAAACGATTACGCCGGTGTAAAATGGATTTGAAAGCATTTTATACCAAACCGAACGAGCCAAAGGCCCGCCCCCGATTTTTCTCTTTTTAACAGTCCTATAATTCCATTCGTTATTTAGGATATTCAAAACCTCTTGGGCGGTGTAGGCTCCTGTTAACATTAAGTCAAAGGCCTTGCGAAGCAGAATTGACCGTTTCTTGTCGGTGATTATCGTCCTTTGTCCTTTTTCTAACCTCATATCATTCAAATAGCCCTCCGGAGCTAAGCCCGGAAGCCAGCCGAGAGAAACTTTCTTTTCCAAACCTCTTTTTACATCCTTGCCCAATTTTGACGAGAAATATTGCGATTGGCTCAAAGCCAACTGCAACATCATGATCCCCTCGGGGCTATTGTCAAAATTATATGAGCCAAATTTCAAATCGTCTATGATTCCAGTTCTAACTAAATATGTAATAGTGGAAGCGTCAATTTCATTTCGGCTCAACCTATCGGGGTGCCATGCAATAATTCCGCTGGCTTCGCCCAATTTAATGCGTCTGGTCATATCCTCAAAAACAGGCCGATTATACGGCTTGAAAGCGGAATGCTTTTCTTCCAATATATCGACAATATCCAAGTCGGGAAAAACTTTTCTGACGCTGTCTTTTTGACTCTCAATAGATAAAGCCTGCCGTTCCTCGCCCTCAGTGGACTTGCGGACATAAGCAAAATATTTAATTGTGTTTATTTCGTTCTTCATCTAGTTTTTTTAAACATTTTAATTCTTCTTTAGAAAATGGACTGTAAACAATATTTCCTAAAATAACCATATCCATACATTGAGAATATGCTTCATCATAACTTATTTTTTTATCAAAGACTTTTTTATAAAGCCTTTGAAATTCTAAAATGTATTTTTCTTTGATTTGCATATTGATAATAATTTAAAAACAAAAAGGGACGGTTGTGGAGACCCAACAAAACATCACCAAAGGCAATATTCATCGGCACAAACCGCCCCTTTCTGGGGACGAATATTAAAAAAGCCTTAGTGATTTATTATTTTGTTAGGTCTCGCTTATATATTATCAATAAACCGTTATTTTTTCAAGGTGCTATATTTTTTAAAGTCCTTTCTGCTCATCGGCTCATAAGTCAATTTAACCAAAGAAACAAGAGCCGTCGCTTGCCGTAGGGCTTCCGCTCGGTCTATTACTTCACCAAATTCTTTTTCATACAATTTGATGAAATTATCCAGTTGTTCATTGGTAAATTTCATATCGGTTTAAATAAAATACTTCGTTCATATTCGCCTTTGATAAAAGGGATAAAGTCCAGCGTGTAGGCGAAATATTCAACTTCGCCGATCCACTCGGATTGAAAAACCTTTTCAAATACCGGTGTTAGTAAAGCTAAAAATTTTTCAACAAATTTTTGAGCAATCCAGCCAATAAGCTCAATCGGATTTTTTAAAGTTTGAGAACGAAAAAATTTCTTCTTGCCAAACATTCTCCCTGAAAACAATTCTTTGCCTAAGTATTTACTCATATACGCCCCTAAATTATTGACTTTGCTTGTTTCACGGATGTTTACCATTCCTTGCCCCCAAAGCCACTCCAAGGCGTTCATTTCGATGTAAGGAAGATTACAAAGCAAGTGATAATGGACTGATCCGCCTTGCTCTTTTTTTCTGCCCCAATAATCCTCATCTTTCTGATATTCCGGAACAGCCAAATACTGAAAATCAGGGTAGCGATAAACTACTCTTTTTATAAACTGATTGAATATATAATTTGCTTCTTTCAAATCGGTGGTAGTTGTGGCGAAAGTCAAAGTCATAAATTTGTTTAACTGGGGGTTTGAGTTTACCAACCGCCTTATTTCCGTTTTGGTGCGATTGATAGAGAATTGTATTCTTTGTTTTTTTAATTTTTCTTGCTCGAATAAATCTAATTGCTTTGGCTCTTTTTTGAGTATTTCATCTTTATTAGTTTCATATTCCCGCCAGACATTCTTTTTGTATTTGTAGAGTTCAACTTGCTTGCCTGATACCACGACTTTGAAATCATAGGTATAAGCCATAAGCTAAAAGTTTTCGTTAGATGTGTGGTTATAATCAAGTTAAGAGAGGGACGCTATCGCTATCTTTCTGCGTCTAAAATCTCATTTGCAGGACGCCTTTTTTTCGTCGTCGGGCAACCGACGAAAAAAAGGCTAAGCCTGCCAAACTGAAAATTTTTTAGACAGACGAGAGAAAGAACGGCGACTTGAGCGTTTTTGCCACATCAGGATGCCTAATTGTAGCAACAGCTTATCTTCTATAAATGTAGTATTTTTCAAATCTCCACATTGACAAAAGCAAGCTATCAGTCGCTATGTCGGCATTGTCCGATATGGCGATAAACGGCCAGCCAGCGGATATTTATTAATCGGCCGTGATTTAATCTTATGAACAAGAAAATCACTTCAAACTGGACAGGTTCGGAAACAACCGAAACACTTGTCCGCAAGCAAATCTCTAACCGTTGGGGTTCAGAAGAAGCCGAAAGGTATAATCCGAAAGCCAATTGTCTAACTATTAGACAATGGAATAAAAACGGATACAGAGTTAAGAAAGGTGAAAAAGCCTTGCAGTCCTATATCGTAATAGAGAAAAAGGACAAAAAGGGAACGGTTGTTGAAACCTATCCGAAACGGATAAATCTTTTCTATCAGAAACAGGTAGAACAGGTTTAGAGAACAAAGGGGGCGGGTTTAGACCCGCTCCCTTTTTTTGTATGCGTCAGCCGTTCTTTTTCTGCTTGGAGTAAGGAAGAATGCCGGGAGCGTTCGGAACAAGTCCGGAGTTTTCATTAGAATAATCCTTTTCATATTCCCGATGATATGGAAATTCAGGATATTCAATGAAGTTGACCGCTTCGTGCGTGTTGTAGCACTCGGCTTTGGCTTTACTAAAAAGAAAGAATCTTCGCTTTACGGCTTTTCTTCTGGTGTTATCGTCTTTTAAGTCTTGCAGTTCAAAATATGAAGTCATAAAAATTGTGCGAAAAATATTTCTTATCTCAACAAAATGCTGTCCTAAGTCCCTAATTCTTTTATCAATGTTTGAGGTATGCTGGACACCCGCCCAAATGTCTAAAGGAATAATTTGCCCGTTGTCATCCTTTTTAACATCGTGTCTATGAGCGGAAAATTTCTGTTTTGCGGACGGTGGCATTTCTTGCCATTCTCGGCTATCAAAATACCCCTGCGCTTCATCAATGAAAATTTGCCCGCCTTTGATATGAAGCAGTTCGGGTATTTCCGACCAAAAATAAACATTGCCCATTTTTTCTTTGTCCCATTTTTTCTTCTCTATGTAATCGGAAAAATCCAGTTTCCAGTTAGCGTAAACATCGAAGCCTTGCCTCAACATTTCCAAAGCCTTGTAAGTCATAAACAAAGTTTTGCCAGCTCCGGGTTTTCCGGTAATAATAGTAATCATAAATTTAACCTCTAAAGAATACCGCCACTTTTATAATCAGCCTTATCAAAAGCAAAGTAAGCTCAATAAATATCACAATCATCAAAATCTTGAATAAAGTCGATACAGGAAATATTAAATTGAGTTTATAGAAAGTTGGTTTGACGGAAGTAAAAGCGGAATTTACAGAGGCGATAATATTATTTTCCGGATCTGCGTCAGGCAGAATGGAAAATATTTTTATTAAGATTGTTTCAACAAAATTAAGCATATTTTTATTCGTCGCTATTGAATAATCCGTTTATTTTTATTACCAAATACAGAGCGAATACCAGCCACAGAAAAGCCGTGATATATGGGCGCAATCCGCTAGTGAATGTTTTGACATTCGGGTCGCTTCCTTTAAAAATCGGCACATTCAAATTATATTGTCCGTCGCCCGAAACGGATTTGAATGTAATATCCAAAGCGTCGTCGGAACTTACGGGAATGCTTCCGTTAAACAAGGAATAGAAACCGTCGTAAAAAGCAAAGTAGTAATTAAACACGACTTTCTTTTTCATTTTTTCTACCAAACGGGGAAACAAGTAGCGATATTCATCCGGGTTGATAATTAAATCCAAGTCGGACACAAAGACGCCAAAAGGATATTGTCTTACTAGATCACCGTTGTTCAATAACTGGACGACATAATGAATCGGCGAACTGCTGGCGGTTAAATTTACAATGTAATTGTTCGTGTCAGTCATTTCATACAAGGCTTTATTATGATAACTATCATTCAAGAGGTTGCCGGTTTCGTCGTATTGTTTGATGTTAAAAACAAGAAACGGCGAAAGCGGATGCGGATAGATAAAAGAAAACGACATATCAACGGCGGAACTACCCAAAGGCAAAGTCAAGGCAGGCACATCAAAAATCGGTGAAGTTATTTCAATATCGTAATCGTCGTAATAGTTATAATTGAAATACCAATCATCGGGATAGCCCTCTATTACTTCTATGCCGTCAATTTCAACGACATCCATTAAGTCGTCGTAATCCACGCAATCACCGGCGACACTGTCCACTTCAACCGCCACTACCCAGTCGGAAATTCCGTTATAGTAAAACTCGGCGGAAAATTGATTATCAACACAATCAACCGTATATTCCAAATTGGAAAAGTCGGAGCAATTATTTGTCAAAGCGATTCTGTTTGAACCGTCAGTCGGACAATTACCGGAAACGGTTATCAAACTTTCTTTTATTTTTATCTCATTCATTTCCGGCGACACAATGGCGAAAGGCGGAGCGAAATTGAATGTGTCGGTAATTCCGTTTGGAGCGTTATAGATAGCGGACACTTCTTCGGCAGTTATTGGACGATTGAAAATTGCCCAATCGTCAAATCCCGTTTCGCCGTTTTCCGACCTTTTGTAATATCTTTTGATATTCTTTCCCGAAAAACTCACTTGATTATTGTAATTGCAGAGACCGACTTCTTGTCCGTCGAAGTAAATTCGTCCTTGGTTTTGGGTGAAAGAAAAACAATAATGGTGCCAATTTCCGTCTTGCGATTCAGAAGCGACATAGGTATTAGATCCGCCCGGACCGCAACCGTTGGAGCCGGTCGGCGGATTATAGACGAAATTGTCGCCGATAGTGGTATCCATAAAACGAAAACTGCCGTCGTCAAACAACATTCTTTCTCGTCCGGAATAACTGGAATTTTTCTTGAACCAATAGCAGTAAGCAAACCCCTCGTCGCTTATCTCAATCGGGTTGGAACTCACATCTTGATCGCAGGCGTAAGAATAATAATCTCGCAAAGCATATCCGGTAGAAAATTTTTCTTGATAGATATGTCCTCTTTGCGAATTTACGCCGTGGCTTAAATCGATAAGTCCTTGGTCGGGATTTGTTCCTTGGTCGAAATTCCAAAATTCAGCGATTGAAGAATCCCACGCAAAGACTGGCTGGGAAATAGCAAAGAACAAGAGAGTAAAAGCAAGTCCGATTATTATGTTAATTATTTTTTTCATAGTCATTAGAATAAGAGAGGGGGCTAACCCCTAAAACAGAATTAGCCCCCTTATGCCTATTTCATAAAGCGTCTGGCCAACTTCCACACAAAACCGATTGAGAAGATGATGACACCCACAATTACGATATTGGCAATGTTGGCGGTGATAACACCGGTGACATTGTCTTTCATCGTGGTGACTACCGTGCCGGTAGTCGAGGCAACATCAGGATCAACGGCGGCGAAAACATTGGAGCCGAGAGCTAAAACTCCGCCTAAAACAGCAAGTGAAAGCGCGGTGATTTTAGCCTTGCTTTTAGCAAATAGGCTTTTGATTTTTGCAGTCATACTTTTAACCTTTTAATTTTTAGCGAATAATAATAGTATGCCGACCGTTGTCCCAATTATTATTCCCAATACCAAACCTTTCCCGAACACTTCAGCAATAAGCTGGAAGTTGTCCGTGTAGCAGGAATTGGCATTGTTTATAAGAATAGAACACATACTACTTGCCCGAGATTATCGCCAAAAGAATGCTCAAAATCACATACACGACTAACGGCAGAATCAGAGACATCCCAAACCCAAAGAATATATTGTTTACGAAACCGGCCATATTAAGACTTGAAAATAATTAAGAGAATGATGATAGCCAATAGTCCGAAAAGGATAGCGAACGAAACAGTAAGCATTTGGCTAAAGAAATTTATTAAATCCAACGCTCTGTTTGTTAAGCTAAATATTCCGTCCGGGTTTTCAACTAAAAATCTCATAATTATTTTTTATTAGGGATGTAAAAATCCGCAAAAGCCTTTTTTCGCTTGCCGTCTTGGATGTAGTAAGGGAAAACGGCGACTTCGACGGTTATTGTTTCGCCTTGTTTGCCGACTTTTAGATCGACATCGGAAACATTAACCTTAATCGGATAGACGCTTCCTTGAGGCTCTATGAAAAGCGATTTGCTTTTGCCTTGGGTTCCGTCTTTCCTTGTAAATTCTCTTATTTCCTCTTTTTTGAGGATTCCGGTAATTTTCATCATAGTGTTTGTAGCTTTTTAGTGGCTTTGTTAATTTATTAGCTTCGCAATCGACCTTTAGTTTGCGAATTATGTTTTAAGCATATAAAAAGCCGTTTACCCAAAATTACGGGGAAGATTTGGGGTAAAACAAAAAAGCCCCGAAAATTCGGGACTTTATCGTTTTATTTTGGGGTAAACTAGAGGTATTTTTTATTGACGGAAACTTTGCCTTTGCGTCCGGTATTGAATATCAAAAATTCTTTTACCAGCTCGTTTGTTTGATTGAGTATTTTGTCGTTGATGTCTTCGCAGGCTCGAAAATATGTTCGCCAGTTATTTTTCCTTTCCTTGTAGTCTAATTCGTTAAACTCATCCTCGGCTATTTCGGAAAAGAAAAAATCGTCATGCAAATTTTTTTTATTATCTATAAAAATATATTTTAAAATTTTGTGAGCGTTGGTTATTTTATCTTGCCGGTTAATAAGCACTTTTTGCCCTTTGATAAATAAAATGCTTTTCTTTTCGTCAAAATAAGTCTTGCCGTCTTTCTTTTCCTCATCTAAAAAGCATTTTTGGTCTAGTTGGTCGAACACATTGCTGTTTATCACCTTAAAAGAAAGTTCAAGCATTTCTTTTGAGTAGGGCTTGGAATATAAACGACTTAAATTATCAAATTTGCCTTTGTCGCAAAGTTTACATTCCTTTATCTTTTTCATTTTGCCGTGTATCACTTCTAAATTAGAGTAATACATCCAAAAATCGTTGGTATAGATAACTTCGCCTTTAACATCCAAAAATTCTTCTTCGTCCATTCCGTCCTTGTGAAGTTTGCCCATTACCTTGGCGGTATCGTCAAACATTTTTTGCAGAATTTCTTGGGTGAGTGGGTCTTTGTTTAACAAGCGAATATATCTATATACAATAACGAACCGCTGAAATATGTTCCGCTCGATGCAAAATAACTGGGTCAATTCCAGCATTTTTTGCTTGATTTTTTGAGCGGTAGAATACATAGTGTCGAGACGCTTTACTATTTAGGCAAAATAAAAAAGAGGGTGCCATAAAAGGGGTTAATAATGATTACTTTAAATTACGAATGATTTTAACAACCACGCCCCTTATTTCCGCCTCTTTCCTGTAAATCGGCTCGTATTTCGGATTGGCCGGTTGCAATCTTATTTTATCATTTTCTATATAAAATTTTTTTAAAGTGGCTTCGTTGTCGTCTATAATAGCGACAACCGTGTCGCCGTTGTCAGCAACAGACTGCTTTTTAGCGATAATAATATCGCCGTCGAATATTCCCTCGTCAATCATAGAATTGCCCTCGACTTTTAAAGCATATAAATTGCCTTTCAAAATCGGTTCCCGAACAATTTTAATAAATTCGTCCACAGTTTCCACGGCCTCGATCGGGCTACCAGCCCGAATGACGCCGGAAAGCGGTATTTCCATGTATTGCTTTTTTTTCGGGGTAAGTGAAATACCTCGGGGACTTTTTTCATCTCGCCTGATATATCCCTTATTTACCAATTCGGTAATATGTTCGTGAACAGTTGAAAGAGCGGACAAGCCGAAATTATCCTTGATTTCATCGTATGTCGGGGAATAGCGGTTGTCGTCGATATATGAGGAAATATACTCTAAAATTTCCTTTTGTCTTTTTGTTAATGGGTTCAT